ATCTCGATCTGGCGAGACCGCTTGGAAATCTCCCAGATGGCGTCGACGGCCTCTTTCATGGCAACAAATTGGTCATAACTAATATCAGTATAATTTCCAACGTTCTCAGTGGCAGCATCAATCAATGCAACCAATGTCTCATAGGTGTCGGGATCATATGCTTGGGTGTTTTTAATATATGAATACGGATCGTCTACGCTATCGCCAAGACCGTGCATGGCTAAAATAGAACGTGCTGCATTGACGTAATCTAAATCACGAGTTTTCGCCAGCTTCTCATCAGCCTTGGCAATCTTTTTAAAATTGTCCAGAGACTTCTTAATATTCTCGCGGGCAGCAGTCGCAGCGCGGTACAATTCATAGTTCAGTAATTCTTTTTTCTTAGCCTCAAATGCCTCATCGAATTTGCCTTGAGTCAATAACTGACCGGCAGCTTTAGCCTGGCGACGTTCTGCAAGCTGGTATTGATAAGGGCTCAACTCGCTCACCTTCGCGCGACCAATAATCTCAGAAGCGTATTTCTTAACAACTTGACTTGTTGGAATACGAGCGGCAACGGTACGGATTAAATCTTTAAGGACAGGCGTATGCTGCGAAGCCAGATAATCCAATTCCATGCGGAGCAAGAGTTCTTTTTTGTCGTTGTGGATGGCTTGCATCGCCTGTTCGTGCATTTCTTCTTTGTCGCCAAGTAATTCCCCGTGAGCTTCTTTCATCCGGTCAAGTGATATTTCTTTGATTAACTCATTGCGGTTTCTTGTCCTTGACATGACATCAAGGAACTGATCGGCAGTAGAGTAACCGAATAATTGAGCGACCACGTTGACAGAAATTCCTTCGTCTCCGCTGATACGGCGTGGCAGAGTTTTTAACGCTTCTCTGATCGCGGCGTATTTATCTTGACGGTTTTGTTTCTTGACTGCGCGTAATTCTTTCTTAGCCTGGACAAGGTCTTCATTGATAGTTTTATAAGCAGCCTCAACATCAATCATCCGGTCAAGCAATACCATATCGCTTTCAAAACCTAAATCGCTGGCTGCTTCATCAAGCGTCTTGGCAAATTTATTCGATGTAACGTAACGGCGTGGCATCTTAGCCAATTCTTCTTTAAGGTAATCGTCTGCATATTTTTTGATCTTACCGACTTGATCGCGGAATTGTTCAATATCGCGCAGTGATCCTTCCAACTGATCGACGTTAAATTCTTTCTCAAGTGCGTTCATATCTGTCGCCGTGACTTCTATGTCAAATTTACTGGCGTAGAAACGAACTAAATCTTCACGGGAAATCTTCAAATCCTTCATTGTTGAAGGCACATCAGTACCGTCCGGCATCTTACCACGTTGAAGAATTGACAAAGCGATTTGCTCTGGCCTGGCATTGACTTCCTGCGCGACCTGGCCGTGAACTATTTTTAATTCATCCATCCACCATGACTTACGCGCACGTTGATATTCTTCCATTAGCTTAATTTGTAAAGTAGCCTGAGCCTCACCTTTGGTTTCATTGAGCGCATCTAAATACCTTTGACCTTTTTCTTCACCAAGGATTGAAATAGGGTCTTGTATCATTTGCAATGGACCCTGCTCGGATTGAGCATCTGCAATCTCTGCATCAGTCGCCAGCATACGATCCATCACGTTACGAATATCATCGGACAATTCGACGTTTAATCCCTGGAGTGTTTTATAGACCGATACCAACCATACGCGGAAACGTGCGAACGACTGGCGCAATCCTTGTGACGGAGCCTTTCCTTCAAATAAATATTTTTCAAATCCCATGGCAAATTGTTCATGGTGTTTACGTTCTAATTTATCCCATGAATCAATGTTTAACCATTTGAGAGTATTATCTGACATCTCCTTAATATCACTTGGCGCATTTTCAACAGTTGAAGCACGGCGCATCATCTCAAGAAAAGCATGACCGGTCTCATGCAGAAACGTCGAGTAATTCATATCCTTGAGCAGCTTCATATCGAAGCCGCCTTCTTTGCCGAAGACGATTGCGCCAAGTGGATCATTGGCAAATGCAGGAGTTTGAATAAGTCCAAGAAACTTTTCTCGGCTTTGTGGGTTAAGACTTCTTGCCAAGCTTGGGGCAAGGGTGGAAGCAGCCTTTGATGGTTGAACCATTTGTGCCATATTCGCAAACTGGTTAAAGTTGCGACTTAAAGCTAGTCCGGGTCGCTGCCTAAATACGTTTCCGATGTCAGCACCGGCTTCGAGGTCTGCTATTGCGGCAGCTTCTAGCTCATTGGATTGGCGTTCTCTTTCGCGTTGAGCCTGCTTGTCAGCAAGGTCTTCCATTTGCTCAGAGAATTGCAATTCTTCTAGCGCATTCTTTCTAAATGCTGGATCAAGATCATACCAATTCTTTTCAACTGGCCGACCATACAAAGTTGGAGTGGGCATCGTGTTTTTAGCACGTGGTAGGCCCATGCCAAAAACTCGGGAAGCGGGTGTTGATTTGTAAGGTTCAGCCATATCAGAGAGAAACTAATCCGGGTTGCGTCCATCCTGTGCCAAAGCATCCACCCATTACACCCCAGTTAATAAACGAGGTTGATGGGATGCCGCCTCCACGGGAGTATTTGGCCTCTTGATTCAGAAGATTCAGGCATCGCGCCCAGTTTTCCTCAGCTTTTTGACTGTCGGAGCCATCCTCAAACTTCCAAGCCCAAAATCCAGCGCGAAGGGCGGGAATGTTGCCGGGAATTACCCAGTCACTCTCATTACGCATACGGATAAAACGACGCTGACAGATGAGACGGATAGCATTCTCTGCCTGACCCGTTTTGTAGCGGCGGTAGCAAGGACGGCTTTCACCGGGGTAGTAGGCTCCAATCAAGGCGTTTCCAGCGTCATAGAGCGACCACGAACGCTGCATCACCGTGGATGGGTCTGGAGTGGCTTGGATGCCAGTCACCTTGCTAAAGCTGTTGGTGGTATTAACGAATGGAGCGGCGCAAGTCACCAACTCACCGGGGAGGCCATCGTTGTCGAAAACCTCCACGCCGTTGTATTCGCCGAAGATGCGAATCTGCTTGCCGTCATCGGCTGCATTTGTGGCTACTTTGAGAACACCATCGGTGGAAATATCCGACTGCGTGGCAAATCCATCACCCATGTCGATGAGCACACCGGGCCAGTTCAGCGTATCCTGAATCTCGCCGGGTCCATTGATCGTGTAGGTGTGGAACTGCGTGTAAGTCAACGCAGGCATCCGGTTGTAAGTCATGGCGAGCACCGACTCAAACTCGTAGGGCAGTGTGATGTATCCATCCGATGAGGGGAAATCCACCTCTAAAATAGCCCCATTCCATTTGCCAGACTTGGTGATGCGCTCGCAAACCTCGTTCAGGATTTGCAGAAAGCTCTGCTCACCAAACTGAGGTTCAAGCTGTTGCCGGACATCGGCTACTGTGAGTTGGGTGTTCATCTCGGGTTTCGGTTAATTTTATCGAGCAGCATTTTGCCGATATTTAGCCATCCCCTCCGCTCCACGCCTTTTTGCTTCGGCCAGTTGAGCCTGCCAGTCGTTGAATTGAGTTCTTTCGCCAATGGCATTAGGGAATAGCTCGCGCTCTTCGCTCTTTCTTACTAGTGGATTAGGCGGAATTATCTTGGTTGCAGCCTTTTTAGGTGGCGGCAAAACAGATGAGCCGCCAGTCATGCCCTTGGTGGCTTGAACGTAGCTCTTACGCTCCAAGTATTCATTCATCGGCACCATTTTACCAAACTCATCCCTCACCATTGATTGCGGCTTCTTTGCGCCCGGCGCGTAAGTCGTGATGCTGCCATTCCCATAACGGCTTGGAATAAACGTCTTAGAGGTGGCTCCTGATGCAATTTCTTCATTCGAGAGCGTTTGAGGCTCACGCCACATACCTCGATTTAAATCGCGTTCTTCCTGTTTGATCTTGGCGTAAGCCTCTGGAGAACGAGTGATATTGCCGTTTGAATCCATTACCAAGCCAGACGCCTTGTTTCTCTCATTGTATTCAGCTTGAATTTTATCGAACTCACCAGCCGCCTTGGCGTTGGCGATGTTTTGCTGACGGGCGCTCATGTAGGGATTTGGGGCTGGTGATTGCTGAGCGTTCTGAAACCCTTGCATAGCGGCACTTGCTGCCTGCATGCCAGCGCCAAACATGGGATTAACCCCGAAGGAGAAATTCATCCCCGCCATCTTATCGCCGATCTTGCCCAACGCACCAGCGCCAGTCTGCTTTTCTTGAGCTTTACGCGCCCATTCCATTTGCGGCTCGGTCATGGGTGGCATTTGAGGATCGCCAGCCTGAAGGCCGCGTTGCGCGTATGGATTTGCGTTAGCCATTGCGCTGCGATTGCCTATTGTGTCATCCACCCAACCGCCAGTGTTTCGATTATACATCAGCCCACGACGGGAGGCTTCTCGCGCTTCACGCTGAATATCAGCAAGAGGGCGATTTTTTTCCTGATTCATCAACTCAAATTCATCAAGTCCGGTGCTTGTTCTAGCTGATGGCCAAGGACCACGATTAGCTCTCGCTTCATCCATGCGCTCACGGAATTGCTCCCTCGTCTCGTCTTGACGACGAACTCCGCCCGTTATGTTTCTTGGTCTGTCAATTGCCATAAGTTAAAGTCTGATAAAGTTTTGAAAAGAACGGATGCCACCGTATTGATCCATCGGAAAGTCAGGATTTTGCTGATTAAAACGATTTCGAGTTGCTTCAAAAACATTTCCACCTTGAGTGTAATCAGAGATGTTAATCCTTGATTGATAAGGGTTTTGAGCACGCTGTCCAACATCATTCATAAATAATGATGGAGGGACAATGCCGCCTTTAGCATAAGCTAAAGAAGGTGGAACCATTGTTCCTTGACTGTATGCCAAAGAGGGATTTGTGCCACTAAAGCTCGAATATGGGTTTGATCCAAACTGAGATGTGGAAATCCCAGAACCAAAACCGTAATTGGAACTAGATGTGGTAGCGCCTGCCATATTACCGACAGATTATCCCCCTAAACTCGGGGTTGGCAATCGGGATTTTTTATGGTTCGTATGGCAATCCTAATCGACGGAGAGCCTCTTCAATGCTGGCCTTCAAATCCTCAAAGGGCACATGCTCTTTCCAATACCTCGTCATCTCAACGCATTTTGGGTGCATCAGGTCGCCGTAAAGTTCGAGAAAAGCTACATAGTAGTTGGCGATCTTGTCTCGAAGATTGACTGGAAACGTGCGTTTGGGCCAATCAAAACGATGGTTCCACTTTAGCTCGGGGTGGCAGATAACTCTACCTCCCTGTTGACGCACTTTTTCGGCCATATACCACTCTTCGCCACCAAATCCCCAAAAGTGAGGATTAACCTTTGGTGCGTATTTTCTCAAAAATGAGAAGCAACCCATGCCTTGTGCTGGAATCTCAAATGGCGAGGCGAGCATCAGGCCATCTTTATGATTACCCCAGATGCCGTAATCGTGGCCCCTCCAGACAGGATCAATGAGTTCGCTGGTGTGTTTTAGGTCGTCATACCAAAGCGGCCCAGTCAGCATGTTGGGGGCGTCATTCTTGCTCCAATAATCCATCATCCACCTGATAAAGTCTGGCTGAAGCAGAACATGGCAATCAAGGCCGAGGATTACATCCCCCTTGGCCTCGTCAAATGCCCTGTATTTGACAAAGCTGCTTGTTTTGTCCGTCACGTCAATTACCCGCATGTTCGGCACCGCTTTGGCGAAGTGCTTTATCTGTCTTCCGTGGTCGGAGTCTGGATTGTTGTCCAGAATCAAAAACTCAGTGTCAGGCGGGAGTTCTTGGTAAATGCGGAGAGATTGGATGGAGAAGAACACCCCGTCGTAATCGCAGTGAGTCGCCATTGAGATTGTCAGTGTCATATAAAACGAATCAAAACTTGCTGGTGATTAAGGTTTGTTGCCTCAACCAAGAAATTCATTTCTGTTCTATTCACAAATTCAATGAATGCCTTGAACTCACCGTCGAGAAATTCCTTGTAGTTGAATAATTCGTCAAAGAGCATCAATGGCTTTGAACTGCTTATGAAATCCTCAAGTTCATTTAGAATCGTTTGGGTTGATGAGAACAAATCACAATCAACATGAATACCAGCAATCATTGATGGTTTTTCTTGTTTCCATTTAGGGATTGTCTCATTAAACCATCCCTTTGTGATTGAAACATTTGATTTAAATGTGAGCTTTGTTAAGTCTGTTGAGAAGTGTCCTTTGGGGTGATTGGGTGTCCAATTTTCTGGCAATCCTTCAAAAGAATCAAACCCATAAAACCAACAGTCTGGCCTCACGTCTGCCATATAGTTAATCGACCTTCCATTCCAAACACCAAACTCCAAAAAAGACGATCCAGAAGGTGCTTCCTTGAGATATTGATGCCAAATATGAGGTCTGCTAAGGCATCGAACTTTTGGGTTCAATACCATGTGATACAATTCATCCTTCGTGATTTTCATATTGTGGAAATGAGTTGAGTCCTTCTGTTATTCCAGACGCATTAAAGCATTCACAGTTAAGTCTTGCTAGAGTTTCTTTTGCCCTCTCGAATAATTCCCTCAGGTGATCCACCTTTAACCTTAGTGGGTCTGGTGTGCCGTGACCATAAAAAGCATCTGGCTTGTATGCTGAAAATACTTCATCAGCCGATTTTCCGCAAAAACCTTCAAATTTATTTTGTGGATTTGGTTTGCCAATCTCTTCCCATTTTGCCACTTTTTCTTGATTGTAGTCGTGGTCAAATCCGAGAAGAAGAATGCGACATGGTTTAAAGTTCCACGCAATCCAGTTCAAACCTTGAAAAAATATGGTGTATCCAACATAATGCTCTGGAGAGAAAGTCTTGATCGAAAGATATTCGCATGTTTTTTTTGCCGCATCAGAATACTCCCGATGTGATATGGATGAGGATTGCGGTATTTCAAAATCAGGTTTTACCGGAAAATCTCCAGACCGAATCCAAATATCACCATCTTTCCAAAGCCTCCATGCGTTATTCGCCACAAATGTTTGCCTACCCGCTCTAAAATCTTTTATTTTCAAGGCGGACACGCCACTCCCAACATATAAAACTTCCTTCATCATGGCGGAGGCGTTGTGGATGTCGTAGTGGTTGGTGGCGGAGGGGTTGTTGAGGTCGTTGTCGTAGAACTCGTAGTCGTTGAACTCGTAGTCGTAGTGCTAGAAGTAGTAGTTGTCGGAGGTGGCGTTGTGGTCGTAGTGCTACTTGTTGTGGTCGTAGAACTCGTTGTAGTCGTGGAAGAAGTCGTTGTTGAGCTGGTTGTCGTGCTACTAGTTGTCGTAGTCGAGCTTGTTGTAGTAGAACTTGTGGTTGTGGGAGGTAGCGTAGTAGTCGTCGTAGATGGAGACGATCCAACGTAGGTAACAACCCCACCGCTGATAGTAAGATATGTGCCAACATTGATTGGCGGACTTTGAATAGCAGTGGCAGTGCTTGTAACTCTTGGGCTGTCCAATTTTGAAATCAAAGTTCCGTTAGAACCTTGGTATGCAGTAATACCATCATTGCCCCACACCCAAGGGCGGTTTGCTATTTGGGAATTGCCTAGATACTCGCTCATTGGATGACTCGTTTTGGTGAAACAGGCGGGTAAATCGTGATCTTGCGACGGTAGTATTGGCCGTTCACCAACTGAACATCGTCCTCAATCACAAACGGTGCCCAATCGAGGAAGTTTGTCGCCGGGAAAAGCTGCTTGTTTGGGTTCCAACTGCCCGTTTCATCCACCGTGCCTTGTCCATACACTTTTTGAGCACCCGGAATGTTGTTTTCAAAAATCACCTTGGGATGAAGGCATCGAGGGAAGTTAATTTCTTTCCCAAGAAAGTCACCATTGATGTCAGTCGGAATGGGCTGAATATGAGTTATCTCATTTTGCGAATAAGGCACATCGCTCAGGTATTCCTCAATCTTTACCACCGAGGATACGTTTGGCGTTGGCTTATAGACATACTTGGCGAAGTAGCGGGGAGCAGTTTCAGTGGTTGTCCCATTGAAAACAGCCTGCGGGAACATTGTGGTTTGGTAAATGTCTAACGAATAAAGCACTCCCGGCCAAGGATACTGACGAGTGACAAACGATGTGCGGAAAGGCGTCTGACGTTGAGCTGGAGTCTTAGATTTGGCGTAGTAAAACCAAATGTCATCCCCCTCTTTGGATGAGTCGCAATAACGATAGTTGGCAAAATCTTGCCGCCGTGGAAGGGTTGCAATGGTCGCTTGCTTGTAAAGCTCACCAAGAGTCGGAGTGGCATCCAGCTTTAACTGGTTCGCGTCTTGCCAAACCCGAACGGAAAACTCGTCAGGATTAGGTGTCGGGATGACTTCTAACTTGATTTCAGGCGAGGCCATTAGGGGATGTTAGGCGGACTGGTAGCGATAATATCGCCTTCTTGATATTCAGCAGGAAGGTAACGAGGCGTTGCACTGGCTCCACGGTCAAACAGCCAAAATGTCTTGTTAAGTAGCGTCTGACGAAGGGGGAAGTGGTTGATTTCGTCGGAAACGCTCATATTGAATGAGTCAGCAACAAGAGTATATGTATAAGGACTGAGTGAAGTTGCCGGTGGCGGATTAGCAACTGGCATAATAGTTTTCACACCATTAGCTAATGCAGCAGATGGAGATGATATATTTTGAGGCTCTGTCCAAAATGATCCCGGACCACCTGTGGGAACTTCGGTAACATCAGTTCCAATACCCGTGATGGCTGTGAAAATGTCTCTAAACTCAGACGACCAAACGCGCATTTGTTCATTCGACACAATCACTGATCCAGCCGTAATGTTGGTGGTGAAGTCAATCGCAGACCCGCCCTCGGTCAAAGATAGCTGGCAAGTGGCTCCACTGGCCGCAATGACATAATAAGCCGTTCCCGTATTAAGGCCAGAACCACCAGTCAAACTGGTAAAAGTAACCTGCATCCCGTTCGCCAAAGTTGCTCCTATGATAGTCACTACTTCAGTTGAAGCATCCCCCGTTACGGAAGCATAAGCTGTCTGGGAGCCAGAAAGGAAAACGTCAATAACGCCCTCCTGCTTGGCGAAGGTCAAATTGTTGGACCTAATAAGGTAAAGTGTAGTTCCGGCCATGATTTCGGAGAATATCACTTGCACGGGTGAGGGCAAGTGGTTAATGTTTCGGCAGCTTGAAAGAGCTGGCTTCGGGTGCAACTGGAGCAATCCAGAGAAATCCGAAGCAAAAGCCCGAATTTCCGCCTGCACCCCGGAGTTCGGGCTTTTTCATGCCGTGATCCTTAGCCTACTCAGCAAAAGAGGCTACCCAAACCGTAAGGCCGGGAATGCTCGACATGCAGAAAGTGAGATTTCAGTGCTTCCCGTAGCATCCAACACGGGAGATATTCGCAGGGGGTTATAATCTAGCGAGGGAAACCAATCTAGGTTGTCAGGGCGAATTCAAACAATCCTGACGGGTTACTCTCTCTGTCTCAACATGCTTAACTGCGTGGGGAGTGGGAGGGGTTATGCAGAGAGAAAGATTTCCCCAGTGAGCATCAATTAAATTACAGCCGTTTGGCAACGCCACGCACTTCTCGAAGGTGATTGGCGAAATCCGAAACGACCGCCATTGGAGCTGGCATTGCCCGTTTTGTAACCATGAGTGGAAATGATATGAACAACTCCGACTTCAATAAAACCGTCATCGAAACCCAAGCCTTCGTTCGCTCCAAGGCCAACGTAATTGATGCTGTATCCATCCACGCCTCATGCCTCATCCTTGAGGTAATTGAGCACAAGACACCAGAAGCATCTTGGGACGATCTTCTTGGACGCACTCTGCATGTTGTCCGCTCCATGTTTATCGCCTCCAAGGAGATTTACGAAAGGGAAATGCCAAATGGATGACAGAAGCCTCTGCCCTACCTGCCACGCTGCCGGACGTTCCTTGTGGAACATCTGCTGCCTCTGCACAGGTGACGCCATGCTGCCAACGGCGTTCCATGAATGGTCCGCAAAGAACCGCGTGCCTTACAGCATCCCGCAGCCTAAAATTGAGGTGCCAAAAGTGGTTGTCAGCAAGCCGAAGCTGGTGTTTGGTCAGGGGATACCGAAGAAGATATGACATACGAAGAAGACACCCTTGAAGACGCCATCATCGCCAACCTGCACGAATCCGTGTTTGACCCTGAACGGTCTGCAAACCTCATCCGAAACAACGTGAAGCAGGGGATTGCCTGCACCTACACGGTCAAGTTCTATCGGAGTGACAAGGATGGAATCGTGATGGAGACGAACCTGTTTACCGAGGCTCAGCCTAAGAGGCTTGGACGGAGGATTGGGTTGGTTTGATCTGCAAACTATTTATTCGTCTCGGATTTACGCAATACTACCATGACAGACAAAGACCGACTTAACGCACGAATGGCTGGAGCTATCGCAGCACTGGAAGGCAAGAAGCTAGACGCCAACAACTACACAGAGGACTCTGAATCTCATCAGGAGTGGTTGACTGGCTGGACATCCGCGAGAAATGAGCAACAGAAAATGAACATATCGCTAAAGAACTCGAAGAAAAAAATATGAGCATCAATATCACCATTCCAGCCTTCCTTTGCGACTGGCCTTTCTACGCTGGCTTTGCGCTGTCTGCTATCATCAGTTTCGCTGCATTCGTGGCGTTCCTCCGCAAATGTGGCCCACACTGAAGCCAAACAAACCCGCTCATCAGCCGAGCCAATGGCAGCGGACGGAGGATTGGGTTGGTTTAAAACCGTATTTTTTTATGACTACTAAAATCAAACCAATAACTACCGACGATTTATTAGACGCTGCTATTTACGGAAAGGCAATTGATCCACTGCGAGTACTGGCAGCCTATGCTGATCCGTCAAACTGGATTCAATGCTATGGCGGAGAAGACAGTGACGGCAATAAGCTTAAGCCGTGTGAGTGGGCATTTATCGGACCAACTCGACCCGGATACGAGTTGGCACAACATACACTAGCTAGGATCGCATCTCCTCAACCCACCGAATCATAATCGGAGTCACACCAGCATTCTCGCCATCGTGCATGGTGCAACCTTTCGGGCATTCGATAAACCACACGCCGTCATGGCCGATTCGAGGCCGCTCCTTGTGCTGACGGCACGGCGGACCGTTCTTTACGAAGTCCGTCATTAGGTGCTCAATGGGCGTCATTTGGTTGCTTGGAAGTGCATCCCGTCCCTAAGCCAGAAGGCACCGGCTGGTGCCCACCCCTCTTTGGCAAAAATCTCCATTACCTCAAGTGGCATCGTTGCCCTAGTGGGCCAAGGAACCAAGTTGCCGTTGTCATCTGGATCAAGATCAACCGCAGCTCCACGGGCATGAAGGCTTGGAAGGCTGCCTCCGCGCATATTTCGGTTATTGAAGCATCCGGCATACTTTTGGAGGATGCTCTTGTGAGGAGACGCTGCAATGGCCTCTAGGATGCGCCTCAAGCTCGCGGCTACCTTATTGTGGCATCGGATGATTTTCACCGGCCTGTTGTCATAAAGAAGGCCCAAATCAGCCACATGGAGAGGTGTTAGTTTGGACTCGTCACCGGGAGCGCCATAGAACTTCGCAAGGCTAGCTTGGTCTGCATTAGGCCAAGGATTGTTTTTCGGCATCAACTTGCGTAGATACGCTTGGCATGCAGCGATGCTTTTAGGCCCCCAAAAGCCATCTGGAGTGACGCCGATTTTGGATTGAATGCCTTGGATGTCTTTTTGATTCATACGTCTCGGTTAAAAATGATTATGATCCCCCAAATGACCAGAGCAACCGCTGTAAACAGCAGGCCAACAAAGACGGCAGGGGTGAAGGTGGCGATCATTTCGGTGTGAGGCTTTCCAACACTCGTTTCATGTAAAGGTCAGCCGAATACCACCGTTCGTCAGCCTGAGCTTTGTAAACGCCATCCTTGGTCTGGATGACGGTTCCAGCCTTAATCTCCAGAGTGTCTGGACTGTAAAGCTGCATTGAGTTGGCGACGGTAGGCGAGGTTTGAGCGCAGCCGGTCAGCAATGCTACGGTCAGCAGGAGTGCCTTTGTTTTCATGTTCGATGATCTTCTCGGTTAGGTTTTCGCATTCCTTGGTCGTCTGCCATTGGAGCCACAAAGGGAAAGCCTTTGCTGCTTGAGCAAAGGCTTCGAGAGCGGCAGTGATGGCTGTCAGGATGATCATTTCACGGCGTATTTACGGGCCACATACGACAGACCTGTTTCGATAAGCCAGCTTGCCCCGGAAACGATTCCCGCTGTAATGGTAGTGGTGAGTTCAGAGTCAACACCTTTGGCAGCCAGATAGGCCGAAAGAGCGCCAGCCGCATAGGTGACACCCTTCAAGAATTGACGGACAATCCAACCGGAGTTGGTGGTAGCGAGTTTGATAGCTAGTTCCTTCATGGCGCTCAATGCTTACGCTTATTCTCTCGGCCTGTCAACTCATCGCTTTGCGAGGCTTTTGCCTTCAGAGCGTCGAGAGAAAGGGTTTGGAAGTCCCGAAGCGAGTTGTTTTGAGCATCCTGAAGCTGTTCGATCTTGCCGCCCACCTCCTTAATCATCTTACTAAGGCCTTCCAAACAATCAGCAAACCTGTTCATTGTGTTAAGGCCCCTTCCCCACGCCGCCCGTAGAATCAGGGCGATGAACGTAGCAAGGGCAACGATGAACAGGATTAGCACCACATGAAGGGGTTGAAGGGCGAGTTCTTCGGGAGAAATCACAGCGAGTTTGTGGTAGCACCCATACGCCGTGGTGGCAAGTATTCCTATCCCAGAAACGAAGGCTCCCGCGATGTGATAAGCCAGCGCCACAGGCAACTCAAGGTGTTGGGGGTCGAGTGGAAGTTTCATTTTGACAGGATTTGATACCAAGCTGATCGGTGGTCAATGCCAAGTTGATTGGCAACATGAATGACGAACGGATTATCGGCAGGTATGCGATTCACGCTTTGCCAGCGTATCAAAGCCTTCCTCCGCTGATTTTCATCCGGTATAGACTGAATGGATGATTCGATGTCACTGGAAGAAAAACCATGATCGTCCAACCAATCGAGAACTTGATATTTTTCAGCATCTGGCAGCTTTTCCATAGGGCGAGAGTCCCATGCTGTCCGAAGCTCCTCCATGGTTGGAGCCTCTCCGGGTCCATGCCACACAAGACCGTCAATGGTGTCCCCATTGAGCGACCAAATGGCATCTGGTCTTGTTAGTGAGATGGCTGATGGAAGGTCCATATTAATCTACTGATGTTACTCTAATCAATGAGGTGCCGCGAGTGCCGTAAGTGGCTGGATCGGTGCCCGTGCGGTTTATGTAGCTAGTGTAAGCTGCTCCATACGCCCCCGAAATTTGCACCTGATAGGTGAATACAGTGCTGCCATCGGATGCAGGGCTATGAAGGTATGAGTAAGAAGTCGAGGAGATAACGAAAGTCTGGTTGATGGCGGCGCAACCAGCAATTTGAACCCTTCCACTAGCTGCATCGCCTTGGGAGATGACCGTGCCATTGCAAGTCACGCGGAAAGACACGCCACCGCTTGCAACCGAGCCTCCGCAAGACAAAAAGCACTCAACCAGAACCTTTTTCCCTGTGGCTGGCGTGATTGCCACACTGAGGCCTGTAACATCATCCCAAGTTCCATCTCGGCTGGTCGTGCTAAACGTGTCCGTTTTGACGGTTTGAATTGGAGCAAAAGAACCGCCACCACCAGACGAGGAAAGGGTGGTCCCGCTCATGGATAGACCGCTACCAAGAGTGATTTCCTCGAAGTCACCGCCACCGGATGCAGAACCACGGCCAAGGAGCTTGGAGGCTGCGGAAGACTGTGCCAGATTCGACAGCGGCAAATCACCAGTAACATCGGTTGTCAGGTCAATCAGGCCGCGAGTGATCGTCTGCCCACTGATGGTGATGTAATCAGGGGTGCCGGAAAGGGTTACGTCGCCAGAGTTGCTTCCAGAGAGACTTCCACTTGCTCCATCCGCAATGGTGATTCCGCTATCTTGAATAAGTTTTCCGGTTGTGGAATCAAACCTGACAATCGCATTATCAGTGGCAGATGCGGGACCAACCACATCGCCAGAACCACTAGCGGTTGAGTTGATCGTGATGGAATCCGTGGATGCGTCAGTGGTGATTGTGATGTTGCTGCCAGCTACGAGAGTGAGCGTGTCATTCGTAGAGTCCGCAACCACGTTGGATTGGCCGGAAACAGCAATCGTCCCAAAAAGGTTTTGATCGCCGGAATTGGTTCCGCTCAGGGTTCCTGTGGCTCCATCAGCAATCGTAATGCCCGAGTTCTGAATCAATTTGCCGGTGGTTTGGTCAAACCTAGCAATGGCGTTATCCGTGGCGGAAGCTGGTCCAACGACATCACCTGATGAACTAGCGGTCGAATTGATGGTGATGGAATCCGTAGAGGCATCCGTTGTGATGGTGATATTGCTACCGGCCACCAAAGTCAGAGTATCGGCAGTAGAATCGGCGACGACGTTGCTTTGACCGGAAACCGCGAAAGTCGAGAACACGTTCTGGTCGCCGGTGTTCGTGCCAGCGAGGTCGAGCGTTGTTTTCATCGTGGCCGCATCCACGCCAAGCTGAATCGTGCCAGATGTCGTGATGGGTGAACCGGAGTCCACCTGAATGCCGTCTGTGCCGGAAATGGCAACGCTAGTGACCGTGCCTGAGCCTCCGCCACCAGAGCCATTTGCAGCAGCGGTGATGCGACCTTTTGAATCCACCGTGATGTTGGCAGAGGTGTAGCTACCGGGAGTGACGGTGGTATTTGCCAGCGTGGCGGTAGCACTCCCCGGACCAGATGCGGTTACGTCGCCGGTCAAAGCTGTGATGTAGTTGCCCGAGGCCTGCTTGCCGTTAAAGGTGTTCCAATCAGTCGATGAAAGCGCCCCGGTTGTCGAGGTGGACGAAAGGGCGAGGCTCAATGCCTGACCGGCAAGAGAGAGACCATTTGCCGTGCCAATCGTGACATCTCCGCTATTCGTGCCAGAAAGCGTGCCAGAAGCGCCATCCGCAATCGTGATGCCTGAGTTCTGGATGACCTTGCCGCTCGTTCCATCAAAACGGACAATCTGGTTGTCGAGAGACAGGCTTGAAGAGGTGACATCGCCAGTCCCGCTCACAGGAGTTGAGACATCAATGATGATGTTTCCGTCCGCCGTAACTTGAACGCTAGGCGCTGAATCTCCGGTGACGCTGATGGAAGGTGTCATGTGATGGTGGTATAGTTGCCCAAGACCTCGCAGGTTCCTTCAAGGTAGGTCTGGACGTAAGCCGGATTGGAATCGTCAGCCGCCTCAATCTGCCAGATGTATTTGCCAACAGGGAGTGAATATCGCCCCGGATTGATGGTAAACGTCCAGTTTGCGGCATCCGTGATGGTGATGTCGGAATTATCCGTCGTAAGCTCCAAGGCGGGGACGGTGTTTGTGGGGCTCACTTTGAAGCCCATCTTTACCGATGCCAGATCACCGGGAGCAAGAGGGTTTTGGATAACGATGCTCGAAAAGCCGTTCCAAGTGTCGCCCGACACCCAGACAACCATCGCGTTGACATCTGGTGAGACTCCGGGGCGCATAATAACTGATTAGGTTTTGATGATGAAGTTTACAACCAGAGAGGGCTGAATGTTGCCGGGATTGGCAGTTGGCGCGTAGTTAACGCCGGCCAACGCGTAGAAATCTGATCCAAATGTCGCTCCGCTTGTGTTTGTTTCCAAAGCATTTGGGTTCTCGTCGCCAATAGCCTCGGCAAGGGTATCAAATGTTCCTACTGAGGATTTGCCAACTGGCGCTCTCCCTTGAAAGTCGGGCAGATTGAAAGTAGTGGATGAATCTCCAGCGCCGTAAGTTGTTCCAATAACTGCAAAGAGGTCTGCGTAGGTTGTTCGACTTACGGCAGCGCCATCACAAATCAGCCAGCCACTAGGGGCGGTGTTGGTAAACCACAGCTTACCTTCGCCGGTTGTGGCTGATGCAGAACCTCCAGTGGAGATGTTGCCAAGAGCGACAACAAGCTGCTGAAGCAGTGGAACGATGTCGTAGGCGATGAAACCGTTGGGAGTGCCAAGGTTGTTGAGCGCCGTTTGAATCTTCTCGGCTGAAGCAACAGGGGAAACAGTCATGGTTTAGATGAGGTTGGCTGCCAGAACGACAGCCTGTTGAAGAAGGGGAACGATGTCATACGCAACGAAGCCGTTCGGAGTCCCGAGGGCGTTCAAAGCATTCTGAATTGCGGTGGTAGAACCGACAGGTGATACAACGGGTGTCATGGCGTTACTTCATTTTCATTCCGCCTCTGCGAAACTTTTGGATGGCAGACATCAGGCCCTCGCCTTCATCGTCTTCTTCACCGCCTGTTTCGCGGAAGGTTTGTTCGGATTCTTCGTCGGCGGCTTCATCAGCGCCTTCGTCCATTTCCATGCCTTCTTCTTCCTCGTAGGTTTCTTCGGCCTGCTCAGGTTCTTCGGTTGGCATGGATGGCTCAGGCTCGGAAGCAAATTCAAAACCATCGGCTGAACGGAGGTGGAGTTGGTCGCCCATCTTGTGAGCCTTGACCAGAATCTCAAATTCCTCGCCGTCCTTTTTGTTCTCGGGGACTTTGAAGCCGTTGGGGATGGGGATGAGAACTCCCTTTTCGGAAGGTTCTTCGGCAAGCATTAGGGAAGGGAGTTTCATGGAAATTGTGAAATGAGTTTACAGGAAAACCGGCCCCCTCGACTTGAGGAGGCCGGTGTTGAGGTTTGCTTAGTAGCTCGGGCAGACGGTGCCGGTCACAGCAGTGCAACGCTTGACCATCAAGGCGTAAGCATACTTACGTTTGGTCGTTGGCTTCCAGCCAGCCACCATCCAAGCCCACCAGCGACCGTTGTTCTCAAGCGGGTTGAGAGTTTCGTTCGCGATGTTGCGCCAGACGATCTCACCGTTGTAGCTCGGAGCGAGGAACTTGGTGTCCTGACCGACCGTGGAACGGGATTGGGGAGTTTGACGGATGACGGCTTCGGGATGCCACAGGTAGATGACTTCGTAGCCAGCGGTCAGGTAGTCCGGGTTCACGATGCTCTGCGTGCCGATAGTGGCAGCAGCGGTCGTGTAGTAAGGCACCTGAACGTAAGCGCCATTCACGAAGTTGTAGCGAGGCATGCGATAGTCGATGCAGTGCATGAAACCACCGTAAGGCTTGTCAACGCCCCAAGCCTGAAGGAGCTGAGCACCTTCGTAGCCTTTACCCATCTGAGCGAAGCGGAAGTCCTCACGGACCGAGCTAGAACCCTTGATGATTTGGCGATGAGCTTCCGGCGACATGATCGCAGTGATGAGCGCAGCGCCATTGGACATGGCGTAAGGCTCCTCACCACCACCATCCTGCATGATACGGTCCCAAAGAGGATCGAGCTGATCCTGAGAGGCCATATACTCGGCAGGGACGTTCGGGAACGTAGAGCCGTTACCTTCGGTCTGCGAGGTGTTGTTGACGATCTTGGTGCCAGCGTAATACTGGAACCAATACTTCGAGCGATCTTCCCAAGTATCAACGATGGTGTCGCTGAAGTTGGCGCGGATGTTCTTGACCTGTTCCTCAAAGAGGTAGCCGAACTGAGCATCCGTAAGACAGATGGTGTCCGATTTGGTCATGTTCTGCTCGATGGAGTAGGCTTCCGTGCTGAGAGCAGGGGAGACAACCGATGGGTCGGGCGTGCAGTTGTTGTTGGTTCCGTCCGGTTGAGTCACAGTAACCCATCCGTCGCCACCCGTAGGATTGGAGCGAAGGGTGTTTACAGTAACTGGATTGAATCCAATGCCGCTGGGAAACGACTCTTTCTGAATAAGGGCGGCGACGCGGCCTTTGGCGCGCATAAGACGACGGACTCGTCCTTCAAGACGGGATGAGTCATAAGCGAACTCGGCATTAAGATTAGGCATAGTAGGTATTTCTTTGAGTTGTGTTGTGCTGCATGCCAATTCTCGACGCAGCAAAGAGATTGCCCGCATTTGCGGGACTTGCTGGCGATTGGCGAGCACTCCAATCAGGGACTAGCCCTTGTTATTGCTCCTGAAATACCGTTACTAATGCCCGAGCAAAGCATTCCGAACGATGGCGGATTTCAACTCGACTGTATTACTTGTATAGAATGAAAATCTTGCAAGTGATTTTTTAGCGAAACTGCTCAATACCCCTGCTGCGACCGGATAGCCTTAAACAGCCCATCCTCGTCATCATCAGCATCCGCCTTCTTCGCCTCCGCCTGTCGTCCATTCGAGCTAGGAGAAGCCACCGAAAGCGCCTTGTTCGCCTTCTTCAGTTCCGCCATCTCCTTCTTCATGGAATTAAGCTGCTCGATCAAAACAGCGGCCAAATGCGGAGCCTGAGCCTGCAAAGCACGATCTTCCGGCGTGTCGGCAATCTTTGCCTCCTTCAACGCACCCATAAGCTCGTCACGCTGCTCTTTCGGCATGTTCTTCAGCAACGGAGCCATCTGCGTCTCGATCATCTGCGTGGACGATTCAAGGGCTGACTGCCAAGCCTTCTGCTCTTCAAGCGTCTGCTTCGTGATTTTCTGCCGTTCCTCATGCTCGTAAGCGGCTCGGTTTTTGGCAGCATCCTCTTTGAGTTGGGCCTCCTTTTGCCAGATGTCGTGCATTTTGGCAGCCTTATCGAGAATGGTCTTGGTAATCGCGCCGGGAACTTCTTCGTCGCTTTCACGAAGAACCTTCTCGATGGCGAGATTGCGCTTCCATTCGGAAATCTCGGTGAAAGCCTTCCCAAGGGCAGCAAGTTCAATCTTGAACTCTTCCGCGATTTCCACGATGTCCTTTTCAATAGCCGCTTGAGGTGCCGCAATTTCCTTCTGATACGTCTCAGAAAGCTCAAACTTGGTCATGTCGCGATACCGGCGAAGCTCATCAAGCTCCTTCGTCACCTCGTCATCAAAAACAGGCTTCTTCTTGAACTCCTCATACTCAGCCTTCATCTTCTCGAACTCAGGCTTGAGCTTGTCATACTCAGCTTTCGTCTGCTTCAGCCCCTTCCAAGTCGCCTTCTCCTTGTCGGTGGGAACACGATCCTTGTAGGTCGGGATGTCATCTTCCTCACCTTCAGGAGCTTCATCGGTCGTCTCTTCCTCGATAGGCTCATCTTCGACTTTCAGCTTATCCTTCAAGGACTTCGGCTGTTTGTCAGCCTTTTCAGCGGGCTTTGCCTCCTGCTTCGGAGCTTTCTCGGCAGGCTTTGGCTTCACCGAGTCCATGACAGGATCGGCCTGTTTTGCTTCCGGTGCCTGCTGAATGGCAGAGCGAAGTGCGCTGAAATCATCGTCGCCTCCAATGTCGATTTGAGGCTGTGCGTCGGGTGCTGCTTGTGGTGCTTCCATATAGGTTTATTTCAGATTGGGTGTTTGTCGAAGTTCAGGCGGAAGGCTGTGAGCAAAAGGCTCTTCCTCGCGGTCCATCTCATCAGGTGCGGCATTGAGAGGAAATGTCATACTGACCAAGGCGCTCAGCACCTCGTTGATGCCAACCTTCTTGTGGTAGTCATGGGCCACAATCGTATCCGGGTGAACACCAGCGTAGATGTTCGGCATGGTTTTGGGAATGCCAGCCTCACGAATAGCGTCAAGCGCCATTTTCATCACGGGATGGCTAAGAAGCTCCTGAAGTTGCTTTCGGTTGCTGTCGAGCTTCCGAAAAGCCTCTGTTTTTGAGTTATGGATCATGTATTCGGTGCTTTAGGTGTATTCCTTTGCGCTGCTTTCTGCGCTTCCAGCTTCATTTTCAGAGCATTCTGAGCGGTCTGTTGAGCAAACTTCGCGTCGTTTTGGGCCAACTGCTGCGCGTTCTTTTTGGCCGCGAAGTCCAGCTCCATTGCCTTCTTCTGCGTATCCAGCGTAGCCAAGCGAGCCGCCGCATCCACAGCCTGACGGTCAGTGGAAAGCATTGGTGGCTCACCTTCCTGTCCAGCCGCTTCTGCCGCCTTACGCTGCTCTGCTTCCAGATGCTTCGCGCCGTTGATGATAACTTCGCCAAGCTGTTGAAGAGCTTCTTTGTAAACCGGGAACAGCGGGTTGTTCTGCGAGATAAGCTGCATGTGCTCGCCTGCATGCTGCCACATCATCTGCATCTGCGGGATAGCTTGCTCCATCTCGATCTGAAGCTGGCTGAGAGCCTGATTGACCTCTTCAAGCTTCTGAAGATGCGCCCCAACATGAATGACATGGTTCTGGTTCGGCTCAATAACCGCAGGCTGCCCAAGGCCCATAAGGGCGTTCTCCATGTTAGCAATCTGGAGGTCCATTGGAGGACGTTGGCCGGGTTGCTTTGGAACCAGAAGGTTTGAATACGCGACATCCGTGTAAGACGCCAAGTAGGTGCGGAGAGCAATCTGCTGACCATCAGTGTCCAGACGGTCCATGACGTTCATCACAGCACTTGCAGCCGAACGACGCTCCTGAACACTACCCTTTCCAAGCCCCTGATTGATTTCGATTCCATCAACGTCCACAGCGTAGATGGCCTCCATCGGGACGCCACGCTTCACGCAGCGTTTGCGGAACTTTAGAACCTCATTCCAGCCACCATGTCCAGCCGGGTAATCCTTGTTGCAAGCTCGGCGAACAATCTCCTTGAAGTCGTTCTTCCAGCTATCGAAGAAGAGGTCAATGCCGCCAGAAGCAATGCGGCCTTGAACGGCGCTCGCCATCTGGATTTCTTCAGCGGTCTTAGGCGTCTTGCCATCCTGACTCATCCCAACGCGGAACGAACTTGTCCGCATGTTGAAGATGTTGGTCAGCGAACCAATCGCGGGAATCAGGCTATCTTTGAACGGAACATGGGGCATTTCAGGGAACGTCGTGCCCTGAGAAACCACGTTATAAGGACCACGCGGCTGAATCATCTGGTCGATTACCGCATCCTCAGAAGAAGCCTGAATTGCTGGCGTTGCGGCAAAAATGGCCTGATCCATGAACTTGCACGTCATCAGGTTGAGCATCACCGAACCATTGTGTCCGTTCCAAGCATTGCCGCGAAGGGCGTAGAAGTCGCCATTACTGCCCACGCCGTATGTGTAGGCCGTGATGAGTTCGCTCATGTGGTTGTAAACGCCTTCGCAGCGATACAGCCAGTCGCCCTGACCGTCGTAGCGGCCAATGACGTGAGTAATGGTTCCGTCCACTTCAGCAACCCATCCGTGGATAACTTGAACGGTTGTAGCAGAAAGACCACTGTAATAATCTTGATCCTTGTAGGTTTCCTGAGTTTCCTGCGGATTTGAGGTGTCAGCCGAACGCTGCTGAGCAGTCTTGATGGCTTCGAGAACCGCATCAGGATTCCAACCAGCCTTGATTGCCGCATCCCGATTCTCAATCTTGCGATAAAGCTCGGATGGAAGCATGTCCACTTTGCAAACCACAAGGTCAACGTCATCAATTGTAGCCCGAGTGCGGCGAGGCAGCTTCAGATATTGCAGGTCGTAAACCTTCCAACGCCAGTCGTATTTGTCCTCGCGGAACGTAAACGAAACGCCGAACATCGTGAACTGATGGACGCAGAGCTGGATGTTGAAGTTGAAATTGCTCCAGTTCTTGACCATCCGGGTGATTTCTTCCGAGATGATCTGGCTCCAAGCGATCTTTTGCTGCTCATCGCCGTGGTCAGTTGGAACAGTTCCAAACTGGTCAATGGCGTGGAAAAGCTGGATGTAGGGCTCCTCGACCTCTTTTTGGCTCTGAGTCAGGTAGCCAAAATTGACGTTCGTGCGCCCGGCCATCCCATGAACCCTATCTCGCCCATCGAAAAAAGGAGGATTCCCATCTACTTCCGACTGAACCAAAGCCCTTGCACGCATGGCTTGGAAGTCGGCGATGAACAAGCCGTTCCAAACGCTCTGGAGTGACGCCGGGTTCTTGACTCGATTCCGAAGGATGATTTCACCATCTTCCGCGTCAACAATAGGGGGAAGCGTCGAGGGATTGTTCGGCTGATTTGAAAGCTGCAAGGACATTCGGCAGAGTATGCCCAATGTCGGGCATCACAAGCCGATTATTTCGTTGACTAACTCAACGCGTCAAGCACTCATTTCACCAAAATGGCGGGAAAACCAGCAAGCAGGCAAAGAAAATGGCAACTCAAACAACGTGAGGCAGGTCTTTGTGCGCTTTGCCCTCAAGCTGTCGAGAAATGGGGTCTGTGCTCGTTCCATGTGGAACAGGCGATCAAACGCAGGCAGAAAGGTGTGAGCCGCCCATACCTGCCAAAATGGGTTTGGTTTGCTGTAGATTGGAGCATGGGGCACAAAAAAATCGCCTCCATGATGGGAGTCACAGAGGCAACCGTCAGGTATCACTGGAAGAAGGTGACTCGGGATGGAATTTAACCATCTATGGGACGCCCTGTTAAACCTCCCTGTGCAAATGGGCGGGAGCACTGTGTTTCACGTCAACACCGCCGAGTCGTTTAAAATCACTGCCTCTCATTCCACTTCTCAATCTTTTCCAGCATCCCAAGGCCAAATGCGCCGTTTCCGGTGTGCGCCAAACTAAGGACGGTCTGTGGAATGCCGATTTCTTGAGCCAGCTTGTAGAGCTTCGTGTGTCGCTCATTAGCCGTCTGGCGGAGAAAAAGGCCGATTGCTTTAGTTTCTGCCTGAGTGTCAGACGAGTATTGCTTCATCAGCTTTTTGATCCGAGCCTTAAGAGACGCAACCTCGCGGTCACAGTTCTTCATTTTGGCTTTGAGTTTGCGGATGTGGATTTTGAGTTCTCGGTTCATATGGGTTTAGATGTCAAACAACAGATCAATCAGGCCTTTGGCGTATTTTTGAACCTGTTTCTTTGTGGGAGAATCAGACAAATTTGCCAGCATGTCGGCAATCTTAACTCGCCTTGCGATGTGGTTGGCTTTTACGATTTCTAAATACCGCGTATAGCCCTGATCTTTTTGCTTAGTCAGGCAAACAACCGCCTCAATTACCTCATCGGAGACGCCTTGCTTTTTCAAAGATTGAGCTGTTTCGGTTGTGTCTTCCAAGACATCATGCAGCCACGCTGTTGCAATTACTTCTTCTGATTTTCCCTCAAGAATAGAGGCGACTTTTTCGGGGTGCTTTATGTAAGCCGTAACGCCGTCAAAGCGGAACTGACCCTCATGGGCTTTTGTGGCTATGCTTTTTGCTAATTCGATTTGGTTCATATAGGTTTGAAATTGTTGACTCTGGCAGGGCTTGATACCTGCTATCCTTGCGCCTACGGCCACAAGCATTTCTGCCCAAGGGTTGAGTTGAACCTGCGTGTCCTTCCACGCCGCAGAGTCAAATCAAGTATCGTTGTATTACCGTAAACTTCAAGCAGAAAGACGCTGTTTGATGAGAAATTGCCTTTTCTCCGAATCATCCGCGAACCCCTGAAGCAAATTCTGCGTTCCCTGAGAGGCGTTCTTCACCGCCTCATCAATCATGCCGCACAGGTCTTTCTCTCCCTTTAGGATCACGCGAAAGAACGGTTCCGGCTTTGTCTCGTCCGGCAAAATGTCGGACATCTTGGAAGCGGCGATGTTGATCTTGGCAAGGTTTAGCTTCTCAGTCCCAAGTCCAATCACACGCTCCACGGCACTGTCGTAAGCTTCTTCATAAGCTGGATAAAGTTTGCCAAGGAACTTGTGATCCTCAAAGAAAGTCGGCCCCTTGATGACGTTGTGGGCGCGATGAGCGAGGAATTGAAGGGCGCGAAATTGAGTGATGAGCGAGTCCATGAGTTAGGATACGTCGTTTTGACGGACTTCAACCCTTTCATTAACCGGCCTCGGCAGCTTTTCAGGCAGCATGGAAAGACCTGCCATCAGCCGAAAACGATTCCCAACGTGAATCTGGTCTAGCTGGCGACGGGAAGAAAGGCGTTCGACCTCGGTGGCAGGGGTGGCTAGTTGGTGGTTCATTTGCCTCGAAAAAGTTTGAGAGCGCCATCAATTGCTTCTCCAAGCTTTTGAAGTTCCCTCATGTAGTCTGAGTTCATTGGCGTTTCTTTTGCGGCCTTCATGTGTTCCCGATCAATCCACCTGACTAGCCTACCAACGGTGATTTCTTCTTCCATGTAGGATGGTATTTCTGCGTTCATTTCTTCTTCGGTTTAACCCCTCGCTTCACCAGCCCACACTTTCCGCAAGACTGCTTTTCTCCTTGGGTAAGATGCTGGTAAAACGCTTTGGTTTCGTTGCCACAGTCGCATTTGCACAGCCATTGGGAGTTTGAGTGCTCATTGCGGCCTAGAAATTTGATGATCTTGAGTCTGCCAAAGCGGCGGTGGATGAGGTTCTTCTTGGGGTATGCCATTTAGGCAATGCTTACGGTATTTGGGGCGGATTGGCAAGGGGAGAACTTGGGCGCTGCTTTAAGTGATGTTCGTCGGAGAACTGGGTGTTGGGCCAACGATGGGCAATGGAAGTGTGCAACTCGAAGCACAGGAATTGAATCTGGACCGCACCGCAGCGAAACCGCGTGATGCACAAAGGCAGCGCCCAAGTGTCTAGGGTTAATGCAAATTCCCATCGGCGAAAAGTCGGGACGGGACCGAACAAATCGGATGCAGGGCAACCAGCCCCGATCTCTTGGCCGTCTTCGTTTGGCAGCTTCGATTCTACCCATTCTTTGGAGAGTGTTTTCATGTGGTTAAAGGGCTGGTGCCTGATCCGAGCCATTCGCTGAAGAAATTCGTTCGCTCGCCCCACGGAAGTATTCCTCGTCGCGTTCAATACCGATGAACCGCCGTCCCGTGTTCACGCAGGCCACGCCGGTCGTGCCGCTGCCCATGCAGTTGTCCAGCACGGTGTCGCCTTCGTTGGTGTAGGTGCGGATCATGTATTCCATCAGGGCTACGGGCTTTTGTGTGGGGTGAACCGAGCCACGCCTAACCTTATCAAAAGATATTAATGTTGTTGGATTTTTGTGCGTGTAAGTATTTTTTAGGGCTTCTAGATTTTGATTGTTAGTAGTTTCACCCTTGCTCATACCGCCGCCCTTTATGGGCTTATCCCTTAATGTTTTTTGAGCATTGTAGGTTGTTTTGCCATCATAAAAAACAACCACATCCTCATGCTGCCTCATTGGTTGGAATCTAGCGTAACTCATGCCGCTAGGTATCTTTTTATCCCAAACCCAACAATACTTGAACATCTTCATATTACTTGCAATAAGCGCTGTCGTAAACGGCTGGCTAGCCGTCAGAACTATCGCTGCATTCTTCTTGGCAATGCGCCGATACTGCTCCCACAGCGGCTCAAACGGTATTACCGAGTCCCACTTGCAGGCGGTCGTCCCATAAGGCAGGTCACACAGCACCATGTCCACGGAGCCGTCCGGGATTTCGGCCATGCGTTCTAGGCAATCGCCAAGAAACAGCGAACAAGACGCTGCTGGCAACCCGCCGTCTGCGTGTTGTCGGGGTGGTAGGGTAAATAGATCAGTCATAGTGTTATCGGTGCTTTGTGTCGGCGGGTGCCAGAGCTAGGCGTTCTGCTCATCCATCACTCGGCGCATAGTTGGTTGCTTAGATGGCGGCTCACACCGCGCAGGTTCGGTTTGGGGGGGGTAGGTGGCTACTTGCCGCTCGCGGTGATGGCGGGGAGGGCGGTTTCGGCGGGGATGATGATGGTTTTGGCATCGCGGATGGCGGTGGCATCGGCGGGGGTGATGGCTCCGCGTTGCTCGGCAAGGGTGACAGCGAGAGAGACGAGCTGGCCGAGGCGCTGGTTTTGCTCGGGGGTTTTGCAGGAGACGAGGGCGGCGGTGGCGAGGATGAGGAGAGAGAGTTTCATGTTTCAGGTTTCAAGTTGCAGGTTTGGGAAGCGATGTTGGGGAGGTTCATATCAGGAATTCAGTTTCAAATAGTCTTTTGCCGGAATCAGACTGACTCCGTTTAGGTGTTCGTTTTTACGCAGGTTTGCCATCGCCTTCTGAATGGCTTCAGATCGCTTGGCGGCAGGAATATACCTGTCTTCAACGGTGAAATATTTGCCGTGGTCAACATTTACCTTGGCAAGCCATTCAGTGTCTTCGGGAAACGATTTTTCTTCGATCATATTATTCGGCAAGGAGTTCGTCAATTTTGGCCTGTGTGGCGGCTACGTCGATGTCAGGTTTGGCCGGGATGGAGAGCATGCCGTGCTCATCAACATGAGTTGTGGCCTTGTATCCAAGCATTATTTTGAAGAATTTCTCAAGCTGTTCATCCAACATAATAGGCGGAAGCGGCTCTTGGATTTCTTCTTGGAAGTAGCCGAATTGTTCGATTTTTGGGTTCATATTAAAGCAAATCTATTGCTGGTTTTGGGGTTGGTCAAGTCCAAGGCTTTCATGGCATGATGGATTTGCAGATTCTCTCGACAAGCGAACGGTTCCAGACGCGATCACCTTTTTCGAGGGAGTAGATGTAGGCTTTTGAGACGCCAGCCAAAGCGCCAAACGCTCGGGCCGTCATTCCGCTTCTGAGGCGAAAATTCAGCATCGCTTCACGCATTTTGGACTGATACTCGCCGATGAGCTGGTCCGCGCTCAAATCGGCTTGTAGAGCCTCGTTGATTTGTTGTGTGACTTCTTCGTATGGGGTGTTCATGACATGAAAAATGAAAGTTTGTTGCCTACCAAAGCACTTGAAATTCGGCTGATGATTTCCATCTCCCGCATTCTGCTATTTATCATCTGTTGAACCATGTTTTGAAAGTATAATACTTGATCTGTGGTGATCCTGTGTTGAGCAGCGTGACTTCTTGCGGTTTTTTCCAAAGCCAACTTCACTCGATAGGCGATAAAGCTTTTGAAAGCCTCGACGACCCCACGGCTCCAGTTTGGAGGGGTATCGACAGCCAAAGCCAACTGAGCTTCGCGACGATGCTTCACTAGCCAGTCCGGCAAATTGTCCTCTCCGGTGTATTCTTCTGGAAATTTTGGCGCATATCTGGCAATCCCAAGCTTTTTCCACCCTTCCATAAATGGAGTGATGTCGTTTCTGGTAGCCCCCCATCGGATTTCCAGCAAGTCCCACATCTTTTTCTGGCCCCTCATGCCCTTTGAGAAGGTGCCAATGGTCGTGGCTAGGTATCGGCTCAGGATCACCTCGCAATCATCAACAACGACCACCCTGTCTCCAAAGTGATCTAAATCCTCACGCTGGTAGCGGATGCCTGTGATACCCAAAATGGCGTCCATGTTGACAATGATGTGGCCGATTTCGTTAGCACGGCTCCAGAGCGTCAAATACAGCAGCTTGTGCATCCCACTAATGGGGCCAAGTGCTGCAACGATGTCCTGCTCGTAAGCCAGTTTTGCCATAAAAGTTCATATCACAGACCCTAGAATGAGTCAACTATATTTGTCTGTCAGACAGTAATTGTTCAATGCATCGGGAATGTATATTCTACCTGCTTCTTAGTAGATACATAACCAATGCATTGAACAAGTTTTGTTGACTCATTTACGCCCCCTTGCCTCCATCATCGCGTCCGCCTCAAGTAAGCGCATCTCGGCAATGTATGCCGCAAGCTCCTTTACACTTGGAGCGTGGCCTTTTGCGTCATGGAAAGTTTGCGCTGGATGGTAAACAGAAACATCGCACTGCCCCGCAAACCAGTCACGCAAGCTAATTCCTTGCATGGTTGGTTCGGGTTGTTGGTTCTCAGGAATCACAGCACCACCTCCTTGAACTGTTCGCGGATGGATTGGAGTGCATCAAAAACAGCCGGGTCATCGCCATCATGGCGGATGTGGCACAATTCCAACGCTTCAATCGTCCCCAACAAAGCCTTCCACGCCAAAGGAGCGGCTGTGCGAGAAGTGGCGATGAAGGTGGCGTTAGCATTCAGGTTTGGGAGGGGTGATGCCTCGTCAAATCGCCTTACCTCGAATAGCGCCAATGCCTGACAGCTTTCAAATACAGCAGGAATTCCAACGCAGGTTTTCCCAAAGTGCCACGGCCCCGGAGTAGCCTCGTCCGCCATCCGAATCCACTCCTTCAGCTTGTCTTTGATTTCCTCAATCGTCGGCAGAGGCTTGAAAAGCTCAGCGGTGGAAGCGGTGAAGGCGGGGTCTTTTCCGTCTTGGTCTTGGGATGGGTGGGTGAATCTCATAGCTTCAAATTACTGGCACATTTCGCATACCCAATCATGTCAACGAGGGTGTCTCGCTTCCGACTTGTCTTAGCCCGGCTGACCTTCAGCAGGATCATCATCATGGAAACATCCCAAGGAGTGAACTCAACGCCCTTGTAGGCGCTCCAAAGCCCAGCAATGCGGGCAAAGGACTCGTTCACGTCGCCGTAGTCGGCAGCACGGTCGCCAGCAACGATGGACTCGGCTTCGACGGTGATGGAAGAAAGCTTGTCAATCGCCTCATTGTGCAAAGCTTGGTGTGTGGCTTTGTCTTCTGGATTTGGGATGGCAAACCATTGAACATGTGGGCCGTAATCGGAAAGCTGCAAATACACACCTTGATACCAACAGCCGGTAAAGAAAGAAAACGTCTTTGGCAGCCTTTCCGGCATTTCGCTTCGATGCTTGAGGATATATCCCTCTGGAGGAGATGGGCCTACTTCTGGCTTTTCCGGCTGGATGGGGATGGCGTAGAAGTCATCCCAATTGCAATCGGGCAGCCTTCTATTGCAGAAAGCCGAAGAAAAGAATTTGTTCAAATCCCAAACCATCGCCCCTTCCGGCACGCAATCCTTAATCTCCTCGCCTTTGACGAGCTTGTATCCTTCTGGTGGTGTGGGTGTCATTTGAACGGGTTCTTCGGGGTTGTAAAATACAGGTCGTAGTAGTCCTTGATCGTCGGGCCTTTTTGCTGGCAGGAGGACAGGAGGATTAGGGCTAGGAGGAGGCGTTTCATTTCAGTGCATCGAGTTCGGTTTTGATGGCGGCAAGGCGGGATTCAAGGTCTGCGATCTTGTCGGCTTTGTCGTCGGCGTAGCGCCAGCCGATGATGTTTCCATGCTGCCAGTTCCACGCGTCACCACAAAGAGGATTTAAAATATGTCCTGCCGCATCATAAACGATGACAAGCCTCTCCCCATCACAAGGCATAGGGTCGCCCGCACGGTGATAAATCCATTCGTGGCCGAGGTGGGTGAAGGTGAGAGGGCGGCGGGTGCGGTAGTGATTGATGTTCCAATTGCCCGCAGCGAAAGGAATGGAGCCATCAGATAGCTCAAACTTATCAATTATTTTCACCTCATCGGTGCGCTTAATAATCGATTCGTTCAAGACTAAAGGCCTCCAACCCTGCGGCAAATCTTCCGCTGTCCATCCAGATGTCCTATGCCACTCCATACCCGGAGGCGGAGTAGGAAGCTGGAACGGAGGCTCGGGTTCGGTGTAGCCTACGGAGGAGAGGATGGCTTTGGCTATGGCGTGGCGAGTCTTTGACTCTGATTTCCAGTCATCGGTTCCAGTTAAAACTGTCAACATGGCTTTGTCCGAATGACGGAAGGCATTGTCTGCCAAAATCTGCAAGTTATCAGGGAATGTGAGTTTCATATCGAGAGTTCAACCTTCGCACGCGGGATGGGTTGATGCAAGTGAATTAACGTAAGGTTACTCCCATTTGATGCCGGGGATGTGGCGGTCTGTCATTGATTTGATGAAGGCATCTTCAACCGCGTTAAGGTGGATGGTGGTCTTCAACAAATCTTGGCACACAATGAGGCGAATAGCTTCGTTTTGAAGCTTTGTGCGATCAGCATCGAAAATACGAGGCGACGGCTGACCGCTGAACATCTCCTTGATCTGGCTCCAGAGTGATTCACTTGCCTCCCAATCGTAGGCCAGCTTGGAGTTAATCTCACTCTCTTTCTTCTTCAAAGCAGCCAAAGCCTCGGCTCGCTGAGCAAGCACAGCCTCCTTCATGGCCTCGAAGTGATGTGTGTTTTCTTGGTAGTTCATAGCTTTCTCAACTGCTGCATTAGGTCGTGGCAGGCGGCTTCGTAGGAGGGGCCGAAGCCAAAAGCGATTCCTATGCCGTTCATTGTGCATATGTGAATCACCCAATTATGGTGACAATACGCTGCCATTTGACGCTTAGGATTCTCCTGAAGCCACTGAAGAAGGGAATTATGTGCTGAGTTCATGGCTGTTTCCTCAAGACTTTGATGAGTGCGATCTGGCTGATGATGTTGAGTGCTTCCTTTTCGTAGAAGTCGAGATTTTCGGCTCCTAGCTCATCTGAGTTCCAATCCATGTTGCCAATAGATGAGTGGATTTCTTCAATAGCATTCTTGATTAGTTGTTTTTTGTTCATGGTTTGATAGATGGAGGTTCTGGCGTTTCGCACCAGTATTGAGGGATGAAACCCAAATCACCGTCTTGGGCGTATGATCCGATTACTTCCAAGTCCCATTCGCCATTTTTGTAGGCTCTGGCTACAGTTTGGGTCCATTCGTGATTGTCTTTGGATACACCAAAGCTTTTTACCCAAGCTCCAACAAGGACTGGCTTTCTAAGCGGTGCTGTTTCGATGGGCTCCCAGTTCATGGTTTGATGCGGTAGATGTTTGGTTTCCTTCCCTGACGGCCTCCAAAGCAGCGTTCAACAGCAATGAAGCCTCCATCTTCAAGAGCTTGAACAGCATGGAGCGCCGTTTGACGAGTGATCTTGAGTCGTTTAACGATGTTCTCCATTGTGGCCTGACCTTGCTCCGTGATGATGGCGAGCGTGGCGATTACTGAGGCGGAGTTGATGCCCTTGGCCGCTGACTGGAAGACCTTTATGATGAGGGATGTTTGGATGGATGGGGCGCAGGTCATGGCTTGTAGTTGTTGATGGTCAGGAGAGTTGCATTCCGATGAGGAGGAGGGAGGAGGCGGCGAAGATAATAAATCCAACACTGATGGATGTTCCGTCTTCGGGTTCTGAAATGCCCTTCCATGTGGCCCCAAGAAAGATTCCAAGGCCAAGGATGGCGGCGTGAGTTAGGATGGTTGTTGTCATGGCAGTGTAGGCTTGTGGCGTGGAGATGACTTGCTGATACCGTTGCGTTGCATCTTGATGTTTTGAAGCTGCTTGGACGGCTTTTCCGAACGGTCAAACTTGCGCTCCATTTTGCGGCGTTGATGTGAGTTCATATTCTCCAACCTTACGGCAATAGGTGAAGGTTTGCAAGTGGAGGGTAGAAGTTATTTCTGCTGATCTACCTTCATCCCGCATCCGCAGGAGTTGGTTCGTTTGCCGAGGTTTTGATACATCACCGGGACTCGTTTTCCGCAGTCACACAGGCACAGCCAGCGGGAGTTGCCGTGAGAGTTGCGGGAGATGAAGGAAAGGACGGTTAGTGCGCCGTAGCGGTTTCCTGTGAGGTCTTTGGGGTAGCGGGGCATCGTTACTTGTATGTGATTTTCATGGTTGATTAAACGCAATTTTCTGAGCGATTGGGAGTGCTTTTGTCGTGGTTAGTATTTTTGTTTTCATGGTGGTTGATTATGGAGTTTGGATTCAGCAATACGCAAGGCAGCTAGAGCCATGTCTCGCTCAAGGCAGGCTTTCTGGAGGGCTGTGAGCAAGGTTGAGATGTGGCTGGAAGCTCGCTCGTTTAGCTCTGCGATGTCGGCTTCGTAGTTTGGTGAGGTCATGGTTATGAGTTCTGCGGATGATGCTGGTTCGTTTGTCATAATGGGTGGGTAAAGATAGCGTAGAAGAATGAAGTTGGCAAGTAGTAGAAGATATACTTTAGGGAGATATGTTGGGTGGGGCTAATACGCGGATCAAGGGCCACGTTCCGAGGCCATAGGGGTGCCCGCGTGGTGTCTTCTGCTCTACGCTGGCAAGCCTCGGACCTGCTCGCGACTCTTAACTCCCAACAAGATCACTAAGCCCGACTTGTCCTCTGTTCACCTGCTCAGCTCTCGCCATCGTTTCCTGTCAAATTGAAGGCATCGCCATAATTCCCGCCATCCTCCACAATTGTCGTCTCACATTCGAGAATCGAGTCGTCCGCTTGGCCGCCACCGAACGCAAAGGCCTGTTGGACGTTCACCTGCGGCTGCGCCCACTTTCCAGCAACTGCGGCCATTTTGAAAATTCGTTCAATGTCGGCGATGTTTTCGAGCGGCAGGTGCTCGATTTCGCCAGCGGCCCGTTTTAGGCCTTTCTGAGCGATTTGAGAGGCTAGGAGCAGGTTGGACGATGAAAGACTCTCCGCGTTCTCCGAAATCGTGGAGGCCGTCTTTTTCGCTAAAAAAGCCGTTTCCGGCCCTTTTGTGACACTCAAGTTACAACTACCCTTTAATGCCTC